ACCATTGGTTAACGTACCAGAGGCTACAAAGCTCCCTACATTCTGACCACCGCCAGAGGGTAATAACTCTGACAGATTGCTCATTAGACACTCCAACCAATCGTTGCATCCATATACGTCATAGTAATTTGTGCAAAGTTTTTGTCAAAAGTTAATGGCGTTGCAGAACTGGCAATGTTTGAACCACCCCCATTTACTGTAAAGTTAGTTGTTGCTGCAGCTCCTGTTCCGTCTTTTACTACTACAAAGTCACCTGCACTTGGTCCACTTGGAAGTGTTATGGTAATTGAACCTGCACTTGCTACAAGAAACTGGGCAGACGTTGCTGTAGTGTTACCACTAACAAGTTGTGGTTGAGGAAATCCTGCAGCTTCAGCATCTGATGTCCAAGTTGTACCGTTTGACTTGAGAACATTTCCATTGGCTCCTGGAGCGACAACTTGAGGTGCATTTGTGCCATTTCCAAGTATCACATTGTTGAGTGTTAAACTTGCGCTTTTAACCGCTTTGCCTGTGGTGCCGTTAAAAGCTACTAAAGCACTATCAACAGAAGTTGAAGGACCAGTAACATCTCCCGCAGACCCTGAACTTGTAGCTAATGTTGCTAAAGCCCCAGAGCTGTTTTTATAAAACAGTTTTCCATCGGCTGTATTTATTGCCAATTCACCGTCAGTTAAATCACTTGGACTTGGTGTGGCAGAGGCAGTTGAACTATGATAAAGTTGTATTGGTGTAAAACCTGATTGTGGCATTAGTATGTACCTCCTGAAATTCCTGATGTTGCTGTAACACTTGTGAATACCCCTGTGTTAGCAGTTGTAGCCCCTATGGGTGTGTTGTTGATCGATCCCCCCACAATCGTAGGAGCAATTGGAGAAGCTAGTTTAGCAGTGGTTACAATGCCATCTGCCAACTGATCTGAAGTTAATGGTATGTCGGTGGGTGAATTACCAATATATGGATTTGACATTATGTTATCTCCAGAACCGATAGAACAGCATCGACTGAACTTGCTGCACTTGAATTAACTTTAATTGAATCCCCAGTGACCATTACTATTTTTTGATTGCCTCCGATTGGAACTAACGCACCCCCAACAGGCACAGGTGCGTCTTTAACAATGTAAGTGTCATTTGCCCCATCATTTAATGTAACATCAATATTAACAGTGGATGCGCTAGTATTTGATATTGTCAGTCCAATAACAGTGGTCTGAGTAGAAGAACCCACAACATAAGACCCAACAGCCGTAAGTGCCGTTCCTATGGACCTTGATAGCTTCCTCGTAAATGTATTAGCCATGTTCTCTCCTTAACCTAATGCTATCGCTAAAGCAATTACATCGTCTGTTGTTACCCCTGCTGTTGGTGCTTGTGACACCCATGTGGTACCGTTGCTCGTTAATACATTACCATTTGTACCTGAACTTGTCAGCCCTGTGCCACCATTAGCCGCAACTAGTGTTCCTGCAACAGTTATATCACCTGTTGATAAAGTGTTGGGTGTCAGCCCTGTGGTGCCACCACTGAAGCCTGTAACCGCCGCAGTGACAGCACTATTCCAAACAAATGCACTGCCGTTCCACTTTAAAAATGTGTCAGTTACAGTCGGTGCTACTAGAAAATCAGTTGCTCCAGAACCTGTATTATACACAATTCTATTTGCTCCACCGCCAGCAACATTGGTTGCACTCGTAGCTGTTCCTGAGATATTAATACCCCAAGTTCCAGTTGCCCCTGTTCCATCAGTTTGTGGAGCACCGACATTTGCCGCAGTTAATGTAACAGCCCCAACTTGACCGTTAACAGAAGTAACTGTGTTACTTTGATCTAATTTTTGCCAAACAGAAGTGCTACTATAAACAGCCCAATCACCAACTTGCCAATCTGTAACACCGTCAAGGTTAGTGGTTCCTGCAACGCTCACTATGTAATAATGACCTTGCGTGCCTACCCCAGAAGCTAATGTTGGAGTATTAGTAGATGCATTCCAAGTTCCTTGATAATCTAAACCTGTTTGAAAAGTAGCGGTAGTAACTCCTGTTATTATACCTTTTGCATCAACTGTTATTACTGGTATTAAATTTGATGATCCATAAGACCCTGCTGTAGCTCCAGAGTTAGGTAAATCTGCGCTAACCAAACTTCTAAATGATGTAGGTGCATCAGCCCCAGAAGCAGGACCACTAAAAACCACATTAGCAGGTTGATCAGTTTGAATTAATGCCGATCCCCATGTATAAGCACCAGCCCCACCAGAAATTAAAACTTGCCCTGCAAGACCTACTGAACCTAAAGCAATGTCAGATCCACCACCATACGCAATAGCTCCAGGACTTGAATTGTTACTTCGACCTGTTCCACCACTATTTATTGGTAAAACACCGTTTGTCTCATCGCTGTCTGATAAATCTACTGGAGGATGTTGATGATCACCTCTTGCTAATTCGTTAGACGTTCCAGCAGAACCTCCTGATGTGCCAACTAATGGAACATTATCTTCAAAATCTGCCGTTAAAGTTACATTAGAGCTTAAATTACCACCACCTTCTAAACCGTTTCCTGCAATGATTTGTCTCGTAATAGGCACATATGCTGAAAATGAAGCAGTCACGGTAGTGATAGCAGTTATGCGACCTTTTGCATCAACCGTTATGACAGGGATATTAGTGGTGTCTCCATAAGCTCCTGCTGTTGCCCCTGAATTGGCTAATTGAGTTGGTCCAATACCGCCATTGGCAACGCTTAGTGTCACATTAGAACTCAGTGGACCACCGCCCGTCAAAGCAGTGCCAGCTATAACTTGCCGTGTTGTAGGAACCCCTGCAACTTGTAGTAAATCACCTGCTCTAACTTGATAACTTACGCCTTGATAATTGAACAACAGCGTACCATCGGCAGATGCCACAGGTGCCGTAGGTAATTGACTTATTCTTGTGGGTATTAAATTACTGGGAACCTCAACCATTAATCCATCTCCAAATACTTATTACCGTCTTCTGTAGTAATAAATTCATCACCAGCTTCTTGTATAACACCCGCAGGGTGCGTATTAATATTTGTATCAGGTCTAACAAAAGGCAAAACAATTTGATCAGGTTGTCTGGGAGCTAATCTATACGGATCAAATTCATCTCTGTCTTCTTTACAAACCATAAGTCCTGGATCATTTGGATCAGGCATTAAATCAGCTAAAAAGAATTTAAGAGAACACCTTGCACAAATACCAATGCCATATGTCGGTTGACCTGTTGGATCTAGGTAAATACTCATCTTGTATACGGTCCGATTCCAGGATTAATTTGTATTGGTGATCCGTCACCGTCACCATCCCACGCCCGTTGCATACTAATAGCCGCACGTTGTTCTAACAATGGAACAATATTTACATCAACACTGGGTGTTTCATTAGCAACTTTAGATGCCAATCCGTTTACAATTGCTTCCAACCATCTGTTAGGAATTTCAATTTCTTGCTGTAAATTATCTGTATCCATAATTTCTCTTTGTCTCCACAATATTAGTTGTGTGGTTTCAGAGACTAAATTAGGAGCAGGCCAAATATTAACTACAGACCGTGCAACATTTCTTTGAAAATAATAAGTGCTAGGTTGTCCAGAAAACACCGTATTACTTTGATTGACATATTGATCTCTATTTAATTGACCTAATGGTATTTCCATTGGCATATTGCCTAAAGTGATTTTACTATAAGCAATAGTAGATACTCCGTCTGTTGGGATTATTTTAAAATATTGATAAGGCAACGCGCCTGAAATATCATCCCACGTTATTTGACCACTTACAGCCGTAACACCGCTTGATAAATCTATACTGTTAGTTGTTCCAACTGTAACCCAAGTGTTGTTATCAGAACTTACTTGGAAAGTTAAAGGAATAGCAGTGGCTGACCACTTAACACCAATTGTATTAACAATTGTTGCTGTAGTAAAATTAACTAAATAAGAAGTATTAGTTGTTGTTACTGTGCCTGTGGGAAATTGAGGTTGTCTAAAATTTAAATTAAGAACATCTACTGTACCCAAAGGCAAAGTAACAATTGGTTGATTTTGATAAAATGGAAGTATTAATTTTTCAATACACCAACTGGGAACTCTGACATTAGCTAGATCATCAAGCATAAATGACAATGAATCTAATGCATACTCTTGCATCTCTGAAGTAATAGCTTGTGCAGGCAATCTGCAACGCCTAAAAGCGTGATCAACTACTTTCAAAGAATTAAAAGTTTTTACACCAATATTTCCAGAGTACGCCATAGCAATCCTTTAGTTACTTACTGGATGCTGTTACAGCAACTCCCCTCGTAATTGATTAATTTACCAGCTTTTACGTTTAAACTGGCTATCTCCAGCCATAGTTTTGAAACCAGCAACAGCACCACCTTTGGCATAACCTTTGGTTTTCATCTTGCCGCCTTTTTTCATGTCCATCGTTCCAACAGAAGAATACGCGCGATTGCCCATAGATTTCTCCATGCCCTTGCTTTCGTTACGTCTGTCTTTCATAGACTGTGATTTCTTACCATTTCTGGCACCCATCGACTCATCTAACTTATCATTGTATCCTTGTTTTCTCATTTTATTCTCCAATTCAGGCTTTGCTTTTAATCATAGGTGAATTTTTGTGAGTTGGGTAGCCTTTAGAACGACCACCTATTTTTTTCCTTTGGATGTCATATTCGGACTCATCACGCAATCGCCCCATTTCATCACGAGCGTTTCTTTCTCTTGACGCAACACGTTTTAATTGTTGTGATTTGTCTTTACGTTCTTGAGAATCGTTAGATTTACGCGACTTAACACGTTTCATTTCATCAGCCGCATCATCTTGCACGCCAATAACACGAGCCTCTTCATCACGAATATTAGGATTAACTTTGCCCCCACGAGCTTTTTTCATGCCTTTAAAAGTTTTAGCAAGATTGGCTCTTTTTTGAGTAGTGGCTGATGGTTTTCCAGCACCTTTTGTTGCTGGTTTTCCTGATGCAAGTTTATTAAGAACCCCAGAAGGAATTTTGCCATCCTTCATTTTTACACCCTCACCTTTTACATAATTGGTAAGTGCTCCTGGTTTTTTGACTGCACCTTGTATCCAGTTTTTAGATCCACCTTTTTTAAATGTTTCAACTGTCTCTTCGACAACTACAACATCGCCCACTGGAACTTTGCTTTTTCTGCGAGTCATACCCCGACTCTCATCCCTACGATCTTTATAGGATTGTTTTTTGGTGCGCTCTGCCCCATCTCTCGCGCCTAAACTTTCGTCTAAACGATCATTAGATGTTTGCCCACCTCTTTTCATATTTTTAGTTGACAAAGACCCTGTGTATCCAAAGCCTTTATCAAAATGCCATCCTTCTCTAATACCCATTATTGATCTCCAGGCACAGCAGGAGCATAAACTTTTATTCCATAAAAAATAATAGTATAGGTATCACCAGATGAAGCATTCCTTGTGCTGAAAGCAACATTGCCTGCTTCATTAGTTCCCATAGCACCTGTTCCATTGTACGGAATAGAAGGATCATACCCAATGTCATATAATTGACCTTGAGGTATTGTCATTGCCAATGCATCATTAGCTGGTGTTGGATCTCCAACCCAATATATATCCACACCCATATCTTCAGTCTGAGCATATATTTTAGAAATTTTTACACCAATACAAGCTAAACCCTGAGAACTAGGATTTAAACCTGACACATCAACTTTGGTTACTTTTGCTTCCCCAGATCCATCAGAGATATTAGTAAATTTAGCAATGTATAATCGCTCACCATCTTGAAGAACTTGAGTAGTAACTGCATCAGCCATAATTGTAACTCCTTTGGTTCGTTACAAAATTACGAGTAGTTAACAGCTTGCTGATAAAGTATCGTAAAACGAATAAGACCTGCGTCAGTGGCTCCTGTTGTTGTTACAGTTACAGCAAGGTCTTTATTTCCTGTGTTATTCCACAATAAAGCACCGCCTGCTTCAGTTCCAGGATATTTGCGTCCAAAACTGCTTGCCACAGTAATATCAAATGTATTAACGATTGTAGCGTTGCCACCTACAGTATCTCCAATACTTAGTACACAAGTTGCATTACCCATAGCCGTTACAACATCAATAACAACATCAATAATTTGTGATTTGGCAGGAATAGTTATTCCTGTGGCAGTTGCTGTTTGAGCACCGCTTGCTGTACTAAATTCAAAAGATTGAGCCATTACAACTTGACCTGTGTTTTTTATATCTACGCCAAGTGTGGTTCCAGTAGTAGCTGCAATTGTTCCAGCTTTTACGGGACCAGAAAAAGTAGTTGTACCCATTTTTAATTCCTCACATACGAGTTGTGTGTATTTGTCTGTATGTAGTCAGTTGGGAAACTGTCAAATACACTATTTAAATTCCCAAGAAAATCCCTGTCGGCACTTTAGGAATACCGACAGGGGTTAGTGTTAAACTCCAGCCGTACCGAACACTCCACGAGGATCGGTCCAACCAAAAACATAACGCTCTGTAGCTTTATAACGCATGGAGTCGGTTTCAAAATCACCTTCCATAGATTTCTCTAAACCTCTACGCATTAAAAGTTTCAAACCGTCAGGTGCATCCGTTTGAATCCACCAAGCAGTTTGAGAAGTAATACGAGACAAGTTACCCTGACCTTCCGACAATAGACCCATTGATTTAACAGGGTTAATGTCGTTGTCAGCAGTTCCTGTTCGTAGGACTGATTTTAACAGAGTTTCAGCTTGGAACACGTTAGCAGGCCCAGTAACAATCTTCTTTGGTACTAATCGAATACGCTTACCGTTGTTGTCAACGGCATTGCGGATTTGAATTAGTAGCTGTTCAAGAGATGTTTGAGACAACGCTGCAGCAGTATTTAGCTGATTACTAAACGTACCATTAACAATTGGATGCGCGGCACTTACAAGAGAAACACCATCACCACCAGGAAAGGCGGCATTAAATGCTCTGTTGAGAATGTTTGCACCAAGAGTTTCTTTGGTTTCAATCAAAGATTGAGCTAAGTGTTTAGCATAAGTCTGTCCGATACGGATATGATCACCGTCTTCTACTAAGACTTTGGTTAGAGCAAATGCCAAACCATAGACTTTGTATAGATAACGCTGAATAAACAACACGCCACCAGATTGATACGTTACCGCCATGCCATCAGGCAATTCAGGAGCCGCACCAAAACCATAAAGAACGGGTTCTTCATGGTACTGACGAGGAATACCTTGCTGTTCACTGAAAACTTCTTTCCATTCATCAGCACGTTGATCATATATTCCGTCAAAGACTTCGTTCAAGATAGGTTCTACAATTGAACGAAAGTCGGTACTACGCATAGGAGTAGCCATAGTTCAATCCCTCCCTTAAACCGAATTAACCGAAGCTTTGTATTGGCTCTCGTTAATTCTAACGGTAGCAACAACAAAGGCATCAGTAAGTGTACTATTCGGGCCACCTGTAGTTCCCTCAAAACCAGTAATCTGGAATTGTGCAGAAGTAGCTTGAATAGCTGTGAGTTTACAATTAGATAATCCAGTAGCAGTAGCTCCCCCTGGTGAGGCAACTGTCCAATCACATTGTTCACCCACGGCTGTTTGAACCGTAGTACCTGAAGATGGATTGTCGTACTGAACAGCAAAGAGAATTTCTGGATCATCATAGACCCAAGCAATTATCTCTGTTGCAGTTATTCCTGTAGGCCAAAAAGGTGATACTGTGGGTCTACCCAAAGCATCATTATATTGACAGCCTGCAAAAATACCTAAAAGTTTAATACCGTCAGTTGTGCCACTACGAGTGCCATCACTAGTACCTAGTTGAATAACACCTGTATCGACCAATTTAACAGGATCGCCTTGGAATACGTTTTGAGCGTATCCACTGGCTAGTGTATAGGCTTTCGCAATTATCTGTCCACTATTGTGATAAGACGCACGAAAGCCAAAAGGTGCAGAAGTCGCTGACATCTTGCATTTCTCCTATTGGTTGAAAGTTAAGGTTGTGTTAGGCAAGATCAAATCGACCCTCCCTATGTTCACCAATCTCCCGTGTACCATCACCCATATCTATACGACTGCCTGATGCTTTTGCTTGTTGCTCCATAAAATCAGCCGTATCAGAAAGTTTTTCTTCTTCCCTTGCAGGTGCATTATGGTGCGCTTCCATCATAAACTTTTCGTATAATGACATTGGAAGTTTGAAAGCAAGCATCTCATTAACCCCAATAAAACCATCCCAATCTCCACCTTTCAGTGTAGCGTATTCCCAACCAGGAACTTCTTCTGATTTCACAGGCTCATAGCCTAATCGGATACGCTGTTGGATTGAATCTCTAGGATTAGTTGTCGTGAGCCAGCACAAATGCCAGCCAGGTATTTCTGGTAAGTCGGGTAAACTAGATTGGAAAAATTGTTGCCTGAACATTTCTACCCTCTCATCTTCAGATACTTCACGGTTACTTGTAACTGGACGATCTTGCATCGCCCGATTCACCCGATTACCCCCAGAGGATTTCTTAATTCGTTCGTCTGACATTTTTATGTCGCTCCTTTTCAGCGATTGGAAAACTATAATTTGAATTTACAAAAAACACAAGCCTGTTTAAGCTCTGTTCTCTTTGTCGTATTCAGCATAACGCTTGACATACTTTTTTCGGAGTACTGGATCGTCCCAAACACCCGCTTCCATTAACGCCTGTTTTCGTTCAGGACTAATGTAAATTTCTTTACGAGTAGAAGCTGGAGCGTGCTCTTTTCCAGATCCAACGGCAGGCCCACCTCTAGCCACACGTTGATTTTTGGCTTTTGATGATGGAGCATCATCAGCAAATCTTTCAGGCAAACGCCTTGCGGATCTAACTCTTAGCTCATCCCAATACTCATCACTTTGAGGATTGTAACCGTCTTTAGCTAACGCCTGATCAATTGCCATTACAATGGCTGAATCTTCATCACGGCCTTGACTGTCGTACCAAGGATTTTCATCCATAAATTGTTTGGCATGATGTAAAGTCATTTCATCAACAGTATTTTGTTTAGGTTGCCTATGTTCTTGTGCAACTTGTGATGCGTGCTTTTTATGCTGAGTTAAATTTTGCATTTTAGCTAATGCTTGATCACGGTATTTCATAGCTTTAGCAACGTCTTCTCCATTGCCTTCTTCTACAGCTTTTGCAATAACACGATCAGCTAACTCTGCCTCTTTCTGAGCTTGTTGAATATCAGAATCAATACTGCTTATTTGACCTTGCATTGATCTTTGCTCTTGTGCAGTTAAACGCTGTTCTAAATTATCATTACGCTTTCTAAGAAAATCTAATTCTAATTTATCGCGCTTAATTGCCGTATCACGCCTTTCTTTACGGTCCTGTTTTTCTTTTCTTCTACGCTCACGAATCCCCTCACGCTCATCATCAGATCCTTGAGCAACACGTTCATCGGGTTCGTCTTCTTCAACAGGTAAAGTTTCAACAACTTCAATATCGTCCTCAGAGATCGGTGCCTCTGGCGGATCGTCTTCAATTACAACAATTTCATCATCAGTTTCTTTAACAATGTCATCATCATCTTCTTTGCCTAAATTACTCATCTCTTATCTCCTTATCAGATGAATGCTTTGATTTTTAAAGGATCGCCTGTGACTTTTCCAATAATATCTAAGTCATTAAAAATAACGAACATAGCTTTTTCGCCCAGAGGTTTTTCGTCTAATGGGACTTCCCACCGATCACCGCCATACTTTGGCACACGAACAAAGTCACCCTCGTTACACCACTGACCTTCAGGCCAACCGTCCATTGTGTTTCTATTTTTAAATGCTAGTGGACCTATGTTGATAACTTTACCAACTTGGGTGTTCCACTTTTCTGTATCTTTGGAATCATTTGTAAGAATAATTCCACCACTTGTTTTACTTTTTGCTGTTCTAATTTGAACCAGAATGCGGCTTCCGAAAGGCTGTATTCCCGAATCAGTTTCAGGAAAAGCCTCCGCTATTGCATCCTTATAAGCCTTTGTCACCATGTTTCTCCTCATCCAGAAGTTTTAGAAGTACGTTGATAGAAGCCTCAATACCAGCTACTACACCAACACGATGCCCGTACTCAAATGCATCGCGCTCTTGTGGATGCTTCAAGGCCGCTTCAGTAAAAGTTGCCTGTTCGACCTTGAGAGCATTCAAAAGTTGGGTTTCAATGTTCATACTTTTCCAGTTCTTTTATATTTTTGACGCTGACCCTGAGTTGGTCCAACGGCACCGCCTTTGGCATACCCTTTAGATGTCATTTTACCACCTTTAGAGTACCCTTTAGACTTCATGCCACCCATAGCATAGCCTTTACTTTTCATTCCTTTTTTCATTTTTTTTCTCCGTATATAAATTGTCAAAAACACGATTTACATCCAAAGTATAGTCCAAATCTGATTTGCTGTAATGAATATGTTGTGATGGACGAAACTCTGGTGCTCCTTCTCCCAACTCAAACCACGCAGGGTGCGTAACTCTAACCCGATTATTAGGTAAGGCTACTATATTACCTGTCCATTGGCCTGCATCCAAAAGTTCTAGAACATGGGACTGCTTATGTTGTGCAGGGTCATCTCCTATTTCTGAATCAGTGTAGTCAACAGTGAAGTAATACTTTGCAGGATACAGTTCTCCGTCAATTTTTGCCAACCAAGGACATGGAGTACATCGGTCCAATACATAAACACTATGAGTTCTTGAAGAACAATCCCACGGTTGTGCATCGTGAGTTGCCATTGGCACAGGCCATTCATCAAATGGTGTATCGCCAACTAATGCTGTTATAGGCATTCTCGCCCACATCGCACCGCCATGAACATTAGGTTCATCAGTGTCATATGTCTCAGCACCTGTAAAAATCATTTGAAAACTTAAACTACGACACGGTAATGTAGTAACAGCAATTGCCATCGCATGAATAAATTCACCATGAAACTGTTGATGGTTAAACGTGTACTCTTTACGCACCCAACACTTAAAATGCGGAATATTACTCTGTAAAAAAGCCATCGTTTACGTTTTACCACTATTTGTTATGGGTTAGGATTTATTCCTGTACCCGTACTCACTGCAACTTTCTCACCCGTAGCCATTTCAGCTGCAGCAAGTAGTTTAGCTGTCTCATTATCAGACGTATTCATTCTTTCTCTAGCCGCAAGCTCTTCTGCTTTTCTTTGATTCTCATTAGCTTGTTTCATTTGTTCTAGTGCAATTCTTTCTTGACGTTCAGCCGTATCATTAGCAATTTTAGCTGTTTCAAGTTGGTCATCATTAGCCATTTCTTGAGTTTTAAGTTGCATCTTAGCTTGTTCAAGTTGCATTTTGCCTTGAAGTTCAATTTGATCTTGTTGAAGTTTAGCTTGTTCTGTTTGTGACCTCTGTTGTAGCGTCATTTGAGCAATTTCTAGCGATTTATCCTGTGGCATTGGAGGTTTAGGAGCAAATTGTTGTGACGCTTCCGTAATTTGTGCCAATTCTTGACCAAAGTTTCCTAATTGTTGCTCAATAAACTGTTGAACCTTGACAATAACAGTAACTTGATCCTCTGCTTCCTCTTGAATAAGATTTTGAGCTTGAGCTTGTTCTACAGCCGTGTGCGCTTCGACCAAATAGTAGTTTAACAAATGATCTCTTAGGTGAATTGCCATAGGATATAGAAAATTAGGCACAATCGCAGGGTTTGAACCAAATAGTGGTGACTTCAAAAAAGGTAAATGTGTCAACATATGAGCTAAATGATCTTGCTCTGGTAAAACAAAAACAGGTCTACCTAAAGCTGCAGCTACATTCTCGCTCACAGGGTCCATGTTTTCTGTTCCTGGTTGCTCTAACAACACCTCAGAATCAGGAACTTTCATTACTCGTAAAAACATTTCCTCAACTTTACGAGGGTCATACATTTGAGGCATTAATTGAGCACGTTGCATAATCGCTTGGATCTGTGCAAACCTCTGTGTCTCACTAAATATTGCAGGGTCACTAACAGGAACAACATCCAATGGACCGTCAAAGTCAGCAGGCTCTACTTCTAGTCCAACGTCATTTGCTTTTATGTCTTCTTCAATTAAATACGCACTGTTGATACGGTGTAGAATTTTAAAACATCTACCCATAGAAGAATGAAGACGCGAATGAATAGAACTGAACACAACCATGCCTTGCTCAATAAGAGCCATCGTTGTACCTACAGGCATATTCGGATTAGTGTCACTTAGTTTTTCAAATGATGTTTGAACAACACCTTTGCCAGCGTCTACTAAAAAACCCAACAACTGAAACAGTGTAGGACTTGGACCGTTAAACGGTAATGGCATAGCAATCTTGCGTATGTCATCAACCATTGCACCGCCTTCAATCTCAGCAATCTCTGTTGGTTGCAAACTTATTGTCTGACCACTTGGTCCACCTTTTAATTTTAACATGGTGGGAATGTTTTGAATATGAGCACTGTCCATTAACGCTCGTAATGCACCTGTTGCTGCACCACTTAGACCACCGATCATTTGAGTTAATCCAATCGGATAGGCACCACGCCAAGGAACAAATGGAAACTCAACAATCCAATCCAATTCGTTTTTCATTGCATCGTCTGGTTCCCAGTTTCGATACAGTGACAACGCCTTGTTAGTTGTCTTGTCAATTGTAAGAATGTAAGGCTCTAATCCATCACCTTCTTCAAACTCAATGTATGTGTAAATTTCAAATAGAGTTCTTAAACCGTCTTCGTTATAACTTGTGTCACTCTTGCCCTCAATTTTATCATTTGCAATTGTAGCCTTGCTGTACTCAGGGTCATTCGGATAACCCAGATCCACATCAATATACATACCCGACTTTACACGTTGTCCGTATTCCATTTTGGTTATGTATTGAACGTGGGTCTTTCTTTCAGCCGAATAAAAATTAGTAGCTGCAAATGGCAGATACACATCATCAATTGGAATAAACTCAGATATTGGTCTACGGTGCTCATTGTTCCACATGAATTTCATATACTGACCACCACCTAACGGTAGTTGTGTGCTCAGTTGTTCTAACTCAGAACGGAACTCAGGCATTTGCTCAGTAGTCTGCCAATTCATAAACTCAGTTTTACGCCTAGCTTTTTCTACTTTGTCAGGCGTTTGCATTCCGTTGATTTTACTTTTAACTGGGCCTGTGGATGGAAACGCTTCTTTCATAAATCGCGCTGAGAAATCTACACACGCCTGAATTAACATTGGATGTACAACACGATTAGCCCCAGTAAACTGAGCACCTCCAGGTGCATCATCACCCAGACCTGTGCGCTGTAATCCCACTTCGTATTGCTTGTCTCTTTTTTCTCTTGACTCTTTGTCTCTACCAATCTTTTCAACTAAATCACTGATCGCTGTTTTAAGTTTACTCTGATCTACTTCTTCAACAATGTTAGCAAAATGTGCAAGTTTATCTTCTTGGTTTGCTTCCATCTCATCCAATCGGACCATAGCACCGCCATCGTCTGTGTCTTCAACTTCAGCAATCTCATTAGGAATAGCTACAGTTTCACCTTGTAACTCATCGTCCATCATTGTTTCATCAGACATCATATGTCTCCAATATCTGGTCAGCCATCATATTGATTTTATCGGCATCATATGAACCGCCTCTGTTAAATCCTCGTTTAAATGTAAGCATTGCTTTTGTTTCGTTGTCACGGTATGGATCTACTGAACCCTCTACATTTATTATGGAACCAGTGTTAGGTACTCTATATTCATATCCTACTTTACCAGAAGTCTTTTCGTTTATTGGATCATATTTAACTTTACCGTAACCCGTAGAGTTTTCATTTAGCATACGCTGTAACTCGCCCACAATGTTTGTAATATTCCCACTAGCATGGTCATAATTAATATTACCACTAAGTCTATTATCACCCATATTATATGACCCAGAAAGATTAGAGTTTATAAGTTCTCTCTCATTAGGATCTACTTCAGTCTCAAATCTTAGTCTATTATCTCCATCACCAATGTAAGTAAGACCGCCTGTGATTGGTGTTCCTTCAATAGTGGTATCATTAAAATCTGAAAATCCTTTAAGACCACCTGATACATCCACTACAACATTATCTCCAACTGTAGTGGTAAGACCTCCTTGAGTAGCACCCATTAACATATCTGTTGTAATTGTTTTAGGAGTTAAGTTTTCTCCATCCCACATCATAACTTTTTCTTTGTCAGTGTTATATTTTACATTTGTTTCACCACCAGTAAATTTTATACCAGTTATAAAATCTCTAATGATTGATGGGGATTCTTCTGAAGTTTCTATTTCTTGAATCTCTATTTCTTCTGTGTTTGCACTCGTATCAGAAAAAATACGATTCATTTCTTCTGATACTATTAAAGAACCCTCTTCATTTTCTTCATCTTCAAATTCATCAAACGTACCGCCTTTATTCATACCTTTCTTTTTTAACTCGTCTACATACATTTGAGTAATGTTTTGTGAAAGTAAGCCTCTGCCTGATGCATCAACGCCTCTATTAAATTCATCTTGAAGTCTTATTGCTTCTTCAAGTCTTTTTGGATCGTTTTTTAACTCTTCTAAAAGTTCTCTACCTGGTTTTTTTGTTAAATCTAAATTAAAATTTTTAGCAGGTGACTGTCCCATTAGACCTGACATACCATAAAAACTTCTATCAAATCCTCCTTTTCTTTTAGGAGCAACTAAAGATCTTAAATCAAATTTTGTTTTTTGAGTTCCCATAAATTCAGGAAACACATCTTCAATAGGTGTTGTGTTAAAAGCACCTGGTAAACTTTTACCAGTTACAATTGTAGGAAACCCTTCGTGGATAGACGGAGCTAGATAAGAATTATTATCAAAAACCATTCCGTAATTTCCTATTGTTCCAGCTTTGGGACCAATTGCCTCAAGAGATAGTCCTGGCTCAGTCGTTCTATTAAGAATCTCATCAACGTCTATTATCCTAGATTTAACACCACCCATAGGTAACGCTGTTGGTAATTTGCCTAGTTTTATTAGGTCTTTTGTTTCTTGATCTAATGAAAGAGTATCACCCCTTATCATTTTTGCCATGTTTTTACGTTGAACAAAAGTTCCAACGCCATCAACCAAATCCCACAGTTGTGGATCTCTAACATCAGCCCCTTCAGGAAAACCTAATAACTTTAAATTATGATTCATTTTTGCTGCTTGTGCATCAGGAAGTTTTCCATCAATTACAGCTTTTTTAAAATTTGTTAGTAACTCTTCAAACACTTTAGGATTACTCATATGTTGAAGATCTGTACCCAATAATGTTGTCCAAATTACATTAGTTCCTAATGATTCTTCTCTTATATTTCTATTAATTAGTGAACTTGCTGTTCCTTTATCAAACACTCCCCAAACAGGATGACCAAGAGGATCTTCTAATATTTCCAATGCTTCTTTAGGTTCAATCGTTCCTTTTTTTGAAATTTTTAAACCAATCTCATCTGCCATTTTAGATAGCTCTTCACCGACTTTACTGAAACCTGGACCGCCTCCTTTACTTGTGGCAGTTCTATCAGACTGAGTAGCTATCAACTTAACTTTCTCTCCACCTTTTAAATCAACATTGTCTTCTAAAAATTTAGATAAAGGTACTTGTTCTGTTGTTTCTATTTTTTTACCTGCTCTACGATTTGCTTCTTCGCTTGCTTCCTTCGTAAAACTTCCATCTGCATTTACCCAACGATTGCGTAATTCCTTAACTTTTTTACTTACTTTTTCTGTTGGCTTTGGTTCTATGTTTTTACTTTTAGGAGTAGCAGGAACTTTTATCTTGCCTTTTACGGGCGTACCCTTAACAGCTTTACCAATTACATTACTAGGCATTCCTGGTATTGCTCCAGCAGTCCCTAATACCATTAATAATGTAGCCTTACCTATATTACCTTTATCATATTCACTTACAGAATCTTTTACATTTTGGGGTAAATTTTTTATTGCTTCGTATGTCCCTGCTGGAGACATATCCACACCAATTTGAGTTAATGTATTAGCTAAAT